TCAGCAACTAAATACTTCTCTAATAAACGAGATTGTAAGAAAGAAGTCATAGCAGGTATATCATCTAACATTTGACGAGAGATACGAACATAACCAGCGATATACTGAGCAGCTGCATCTTTCATTGTAATGTCAAAATCAACTTGTGCTTTAGCAGAACCTTGAGTTTGAGTTGCTGGAGCACCTTCTCCACCACTTTCGTAAGGGAAAGTAAATAAACCTTGAGACAAACTACCGATTGGTAATAAGCTTCTCATATGCACCTTACGAGAAGGTAAACCATATACTTGGTTAGCATATTGACGAGTGATGTCACCTGTAAGGTTAACCGCTTCTGTCATATTACCAACTGCCTTTGTATCCAAGATAAAGCTTGAACGCTTTTGTTCACCACGAGCTAATTTCGCTAAACTATCAGAATTGTTCTCGATAGCATCTGCAAGGGTAGCATTAAACCCTTTTACTTCTGTTTGATTCATTTTAACACGATTGTTTTTTGCTTCCATTTTTTCAATTTCATCCTTTACAACTGAGATTGAAGCTTTAGTAGCTTCTAAGTCAGCCTTTACGCTTTCTAATGCACTAGCATTATCAGCCTTCGCACTTTCGATTGCTCCGTTTACTTCGGATTTAATGCCTTCGAATGCACTTTTAATTTCTTCTACCATTAGTTAAAAATTTTAAATGATTGTAAATATTTGTTTACCTCTAGCTCGATAGAAATCATCGGATCAGCTTCCTCAGTTGGCAATGCTTCTTCAGCGGTTGGCTCAGGTGTGATTGATTCTTCATCTTCCATCTCAGATAGATATTGTTGTAATTGTTTAAGCTTAAGTTCTAACAGCTCGAATGTTTCGTCAGTAAAGTGTCCATTTCTCAAAGACTTAATGGTCTTACCCATCTCATCTACTAGAGTTGACTTAATCTGACTTTTAACTCCAACTGTTGGTGTATTTGCGTTTGCACCCCACAATACGGAACTTCCTTCATACAATTTAATTTCATTGATTTCATTATATCCTGATTTCGCTTGTGACTTAATAGTCTGAAATCCGATACTATGTTCTGTGATATGACCATCTTTATACAACTCATATAGGTCGTTGCCTAAGGTTGTATTAGGTAGTTTAACACTTGCCTTTAATCCAAAGGCATCTTCGCTAATCTCAAAAGGTTTAGCAATAGGCTTATCAGTAGAATGGTTCATTAGATGCCACACTCTGTTTTTAGCTTGTGGGCCATTCTCTTTTAAGGTTTTAGTAAAAGCACCTGGTGTAATAATATCACCATCGCTATCTACATTACCAAATGCAGAATAGTAGACTGTAATAACTCTACTATTGTCTTCCATATCTATGGGAGCACCTTCAATCGACTTTTTGTTATAAAAATTACTCATATTTATTTGTTTAAGCTACATACACCGTACAACATCGGCAGTTGCAGTTATTTACTGCTCCACCGTTCTCATCGTGTGCATATTGCATTTCAATTACACCGTATTTAGGAGTGTTTACTAGGAATGGTTGATTCACAGGTATTCTTACTCCACCATCATCAGGATTCGTCTGTCTATCTAAGGCTTGATGCCAAGCTCTAGGTAGTGCTACATACTCAGCGTGAACCCATTGTTTAAGCAAAGGTATATTAATTCCTCTTGTTGCTCCCATCGCACCTGTACTTAAAGCTTGATGAGTTTCTGTTCTTGCGATTAATAAACTCCTTGCGTTATTTATTTTTCCTTCTCTAAGAAGCTGAATAGCCATTTCGTTTATTTCGTTTGTAGAAAGATTATTATCTCTTCCGTATTGTAATACGTTATTAAGAATCCTAGCTATCTCGTTATCCGTTGTATTCTGAATCCCAAACATCTTAGGGCCACTAATGGCTGTCCAATAGGACAACATAAAAGCTAACCACTCGTCTAAGATATTTAGCGGATCTATATCTATTGCCTCTTCTTTCTTATACTTGTCAAATATCTTTTGGTACCTCATCGCTGTGTATCCACCTGTACCTTCGTACAAAGTTCGTAAAATATTGGAAACTTTATTATTGTCGAAAAATGTCTTGTTAAAATTAGCCACTTGGTCTGCTCCTAGTTCTTGTACCAACTCTGCTGCTTTATTAAAATCATACTGCAATGCTTCCTTTAGTTTAGGAGCAAATTCGTTTATTGATTTTCTAGCAATCTTTTGTTGCAGGTTAAACTGCTGAGAAGGTTGTAAGATTTTGGACACACATATTATTTTACTGGAGGTAAATTATAATCTCCTTGTTGTTGAGCATTACGAGGATCTTGTAGCATTGTAAGTTCCGCTACTGGTAGATAACCAGCAGGAATATAAATCTCATTCATCGTATCCTCTTGGATTGTGTCATAACGCATAGCTTGTCTTTTCTCGTTTGGAGTAATCCACCAAGATTGAGATAAGATAGCAGATAGTTCTTTCATATCCTCTTGTAGTTCAGGGAACACAGTAATATCGAAATCGATATAGAAACCTTGTCCTATTTCGTTCTCAAAGAATCTATTAAACGCATCACGAATTAAAACTAATTCAGGAAGTACTACTTGTGTAAGCATTTCCTTCTTAGCTTCCTTCATATTGTTGTAAGTCTTGTTATCAGGATCGTTAAACAACGCAGAGTTAACTCCGTACACATTACACAACTCACGAAGCGTAATCTTCTCTGATTCTAATAACTGAAGGTCTACAGGAGATAATCCCATATTCACCCAGCCTAACTTGGCACCAGCGATTAAAATTTGTCCTGCGTTTTGAACTATCTTGTTTTTAGTTCCGTACTGATTGTAGAAATCTTCTTTCAACTTACCAGCTTGTTCAGGGCCGAAGTCATTTGACTCATCTGCATACAAGATACCTTTAGGCCCTTGATTCTGCAACATACCTACAGAGGTATCCTTAGCATCGTTACTGCGTTGTACAGTTCGGTAAGCAGCTTGTAAAGGCGACAAACCATATAATTGTTGACCATTAGTGTTAAAGTAAGGGTTAAAGTATTTTAAGTGAATTACATCGTTTGCAGCCAACTGATCCCAACCTACTAAGGTAAAAGAGTATCCTTCAACCCCATTAATCGTACCATCGCTGATGATAGCTACATATTGAGAAGGAAGCACAACTAGTTCGGCAACCTTACCATTGGACAAGCGATTCGCCCAGATATAAGAGTTGCCTGTAATAAGCTTATAGCCTACAATATTTTCTAATAACTCTGATAAAGATTGGTATGGGTTTGGTCTTTCTAGTAATTTGTTCAATGGGCTATCTGCAATCTCATCTACCGCTTTTACCCTTACTAACTCAGCTTTGGCTATATCAGCACCACTAGATGCGTTAGCCATCATTGCCTTGTAAGTATTTAGTTCTTTTTTGCTTTTAACCTTGTAAACGTAAAATGGAACTGTAGAAATGGTTTTTGATATACGCTTGATGATAGAATAGACTTCGCTATTGTTATCATAGTCTTGTACGAACTTCGCATAATCCAAATTAGGGTAAAGTGTTCTACCGCCAATCAATCCACCAAAATCAGAGAAAGGATTATTAAGAGTTGTTTTTATTTTAGTGGCTGCCTTTTGTTTAAAAGGATTCACCGCACTTAGTATGTCCGTTAACTTCACTATAAGATATTTTTACAAAAGTAACAAATTTTTAGCCTAAACAATCCAACCTCGCTTCGGTTTTGCATATTTGGAATAAATTGCGTAACGCATAGCATCCATTAAATGGTCTCTAAACTTAACAGGCTCATCCATTGTATTGCCATCGTGGTCTGTTTTCCATTTATAGTTTTTAATCTCATCTAACAAATCCAAAGATTCTGATTTAACGAATAGTGGAAAAGATTTTACCTTATTGATTCCTGCAAACACATCTTTGGTAGCTGACTTCAAATTAAAACCTGCTTTATTTACCTCGGCTATTGTCTTGGGTTCCGCAGCATCAGCAAATATCTCATCTCTACGAGATAGCCCCATAGACTTAAGACGATCTATTAAAAGCGAGGTAGACATTTTAGTATCATATATCAGTTGCTCGACATATATGTCACCATCAAAGTTTTTACACCTTACTAGGGCTGTTTGGTTGTTATAACCAAAGTCAAGGCCATAAAACACATCTCCGCCTTCAGGGAAGTTTCTTCTTCTTCTCCAATGCGAATAAATCGTTGCCTCACTAATTGCTCTTTCCCCTAGTCCGTAAACTCTCCAATATTCGTGGTCAGCATCTTTAAGCCTTTCAATCTCAGCTATAATATTTTTATCTAAAAATGGGTTGTCCTTATAAGTCGTAATCGTAAAGTCAGTATCTTCTCTAGGAATTACTTTATCATAAATCCAGGAGTAATAATCTGAAGGGTTATAGTCTAAAACGATTTTATCGGTAGTTCTTAGG